GACGGTCACACCCAAGGCCAAGACCCCCACACCCAAGGCCAAGTGGTCTAACGCAAATAATAAACAATTCATGGAATTGCTGGCACGGGAAAAGAACGCCCAGAGAAAACTTGCGAATAAGATGAACAAGACAAGGCCTCTCAAGAATGGACCATTAGACCCAGCTGTTGCGTACGCTCTCAAGACCCCTAAGCCTTCCACAGCTAAGAAGGTTGTTAAAAATTATATGAATAAGTTCGTAAATAAACTATCAAACGATGAACGCAATATGCTCAAAAAGAAGGTCTGTGATTAAAGTGTCTGAGTATTATAAATGTTACTCGTCGTTGTACTAATCATTCTAAATGTCTACATTCTCTTAGAGATGGGTAAGAAACCCACTACTGTGGCCACTTCGAATGAAAAATGGGTTGTTTACGGGACCATGGACTGTGGATGGACTCGTAAGCAATTAGATTTTATGAAAAATTCCGGTAAACAATATGAGTTTATCGATTGCGCTAGTGGTGATTGTGCTGGTATGAATGGTTTTCCAACCATAATTCACCCAGATGGTAAAAAGTCTGTTGGTTATACCGAAGTTTAACGGTCAAGACCGGAGATTACCCTGATGGAAACCGACAGGATGAAAGCATCGAGCATGCTGTTGATAGGCTTGAGCACAGAGATGTGCTTGACAAGCGAGGTGTTCCATACGAGACGAAGGATGAAGGTGCTGATGAGAATAGAGAGCACGAACATGAGAAGCTGATTTACAACATCAGACTTGTTTTCGGACTTGATAAGATTGGCGAACATTTTTACTAGTTACTGATATTTTTTTCTGAGTAAAGTATAAGATGCCCAAGACCAAAAATCTGCCATTAAGTGGGTCGGAACCAAAATTTACAAATCGTCGTTGGGGTTCAAATAAGGGTATACCAAATAACAACTGTTATGCCTATGCCGTTGGGGACTATGAAGCGTACCGTTGGCAAAAATCTATACCAGGTGATCGGTCTGGGTTATCCAATGTAAAACATGATTATACCACATGCAAAGATCTCCCAAAGCGCGTTATTTCAGACAACCCCAAATCTATATACAAAGTTGATGGGGACAAAAAATGTAAAAAGGGATACTATAAAATCATGATGTTTGTCTCTTCTGGGAGACCTAACAGTTATATTCGACAAGGGGATTTCCATTTCTATAAACAACATGGCGTCATCGAATATAAGGTTAAATCGGGAGATACGATTAAGTCGATAGCTAAGTATTTCAAAGTCCCTGAGTCTAGATCCACGTACTGCGTCTAGAAAGTATACTCAATTGAGTTACGATAAGTATTGTTCATCCTTCTGCGTCAAGGATAGCGGAATCAAAGTCGGCAAGGGTTATCCCAAGGTCTGATAAAATACTGTTTAAATCTAGGACGTCATCAGCATCAAACGAAACATCAAACATATCTAGTACAGATAGCATAGATTCTTCGTTTAATGACACGACATTTGAAACTTGTGTATAATTATTATGAATCGTAACTTCTACCTTAAATTGGGAAACATCGAACACTCGTCTACAGGTTGGGCAGGTGTTTTTACCTTGGGATTTCCATCTCTCTAGACAGTGGGAATGAAATACATGTCCACAACGAATCGGAGGATTGTTCCTCGTCGACTTGACTTCGTTTAGACATATCGCACATGTCGACATTCTAGAGTATGGTGTTAAAGTTTTTCCTGTGATTTAGCTCAGTTAGTAGATCTTGGAGGCATCTACAAGAGGCTTGTCACATGTGTTGCACTTACCCTTTCCTTGTTCATCTTGAATCTGGGTAAGGAGTTCAGGTCCTTGCTTTTGAAGGAGTTGCCTGTAAGAATAGTTGTCCTCGAAAGGAATGCTATTCTGCTTCATCACGTAATTGTTGAAGAGTTGGGCTGAAGTATTGATAGTGAAACAGCGTCCATCGGCCATACCAAGTCGCTGCGACATTTTAATTACTATAGAGCTAGAAATTAATTTGTCTGTTTGTGATAGTTTTTACCCAAGATTTGAATCCCTTATCTTTCAAATGTTTAATAAATGGATCACATCTGTATCCAAGGAAAATATCAAACACATCAGTGTCCTCTGTTCGTGAAACACGAATATCGGGCTTCTCATTGATGTGTTGGTTAATGATATTGTAAGCAAAAGCAATTTCCTTTAGAGTCTCGGCTCCTGTAATGATGATCTTCCCCGTACTGAAGATACTGCAAGTAATCTCCTTCATCTCATGAGCTGGTTTGAACTTGATTTTTACGGCTGAATAACGATCTGGTTCGAAGGAGACTTTGAAGATGTCATTGTAATTTTCAAACCAATCAGCCACCTTTATGAGATTGATGTTGTAGTTGAGACTGAAGTTTGAATTAATCATAACAACCCGGAAAGAATCAACGGGAACTTTGATTTCCATATTCAGAAAGACCTTGAAGATATGAATAAGCTGTGTAATGATACGCTTGCAATCAAAGAGATCACAGCACCCTGCAACCTGGATAGAGCCATTGGGGAAAACCTTGACAGACTTGGTACTGTAAGAATCGTGATAGGTCAGTGTAACTTGATTGTAGAAAGTGGTAGGTTTAAGTTTCCATTCAAATCCCGATGTGTTTGAACCACATCGCTTCATCTTGTATGTACCAATCTCTTCAAAAATTCTTCGGAGACGTTTGATGTTAATATTTTGAACAAAACTAGAAACCATAGTGATAGTTGTGATCTTGATCCACGAGGGTTTCAGATCTTCGGGTAAAGCTTTCCTAAACTCATCAATTGTGAGGAGATAGGAAAACGAGTTATTTGCAATAGTTGAATACATTTGTTCATAAATTAAAGAACACTGGAGTACGACTTAGGTGTTTAAAGAATATATTCTTTATGTGAGTAGATGAGTTCTTTCTTTAAATGTGCAAAAGTTGTACATGATGTTGAATCTGATCTCACTTACGTGGAAATCGTGTATGATTCGTACATTCACGGGAAGGGATACCAGACATTTACCGATTACATGAATACTGAACCCCTAGCAAATTGGCAGGTATTCGAATCTAAGAAACATACGATTCCGTATCTTAAGTTTTTGGATATCATGGTTTCAAAGACTATAGAGGTTAGACAGAGAATGGGTGAGTTACTACTCGATGATATTCTCATATCTAAACGTGATATCAAAACGTATATCCGTCTTACACATGCTACTAAAATTCTAGATCCCAGCTTCCAGCCACCCATTATAAATATGAAAAGTGCTTGGCAGAGAGATTTTATTATCAAGTTTTGTAAAAAACATTTACATCATTCTATTGATGAATGTGTCAAAATAGATCGTTTAGAGTATTTCTTCAACGTCTTACAATTGATACAACAAGAGCTATGAAAATGGTCATGAGAAAGACGCCAAAGTAGGGAATTCGTTCCTCCTTCGCGACACCAACTTTAACCTTCTCATCTTCGTCGCAATTAAACCCTGTGTCTATGTTCCTTCTAGGATGAATGTTTTTGAACACATTGGTTGGTTTTTCAGCAGTTTCACATAACGCGTAACTGCAATACACGCTTTCGTCCGCACCAATTATACCCTCTCCTGTGGGAGATTTAGAAAAGTTATCAAAATCCCCAGTCTGTCTCACACTTCCTGGAAGGGAAAAGTCATGTTTGACAAACGGGTTGACGTCATTAATAGCATCTTGGTCATTGAGCATAAACTTACTCATAATTACTATTACTTCAGATTATATTTCTTATCATTCATTTTAAATCGATGTTCTTCCCACATCTGATCTAGATCAATGTTCAGCATATGAGCCAGTTGAAAAAGATAACTAAATACATCTCCCATTTCCATCATAACGTCTGTACCCCTATCCTTCTTGAGATTCGTCTTTTTGTACATTTTCTTGTATTGACGAATCGCGGACGCAAGTTCACCAACCTCCTCAGACAGAAGAAGCCAAACTGTGTCTACGGGTGCTCTATCCCACCCCTTTGATTTACAAACTCTTTCGGTTTCATTTTTGTAATAGTTAAGACTCATACTTAATTTAGATACACTTCGTAACTTTAATATAGTTAACTCATAACCCAATTTTCTTGTTATAAGGAAGCTTTTTTCCGACGGTACTCGTATTAACTGGTTGATCCATAAGAGTCCTAGTTGTGTCTATGTCGCTCACATAAGCGATGTATTGAGAAACACCCGTTTGA